GACCCGCCTGCGCCTAGAGCAGCGTTCGTAGCTGCCTCATGAGCAATCAATTGGGGAACGGTTTTCTCGGCTGCTTGACTGATAATACCTTTTTCTAGTGCACTTTTAGCTAGGGTTGGTGCAATACCCTTGACAACTCCCTTGGCAAGAGATCCTACAGGAGCAACAGAAGAAGCGACATCAACAGCTGTACCAGCTGCGCGAAGTATACGGTCTAGAGCTCCTTTGTCTTGCATGCCTCCAGTTATGCCGTTTATTTCTTGGTCTATAGCGTTGTATCTGCGAGCATATTCTTCCTCTGAAAGCTTGCCTGCTTTGTATTCCGCAGTGAGTGCATCAAGCGGGCTATGATTAACTAAAGCTTCACCTGAACGATAGACTGCTTTGAACGGTTGCGCCATGCCGCCAATCATATTGCTGCCGACACTAACAGCATCCTTACCGACAGTCTCTAGGTTGGGACCCTTCTTTACTGCTCGGTCGTCAATCAGGTTGCGTAGCAGTTCCGATTCAGCGACGATACGCTCGAACTTCGCGCGCTGTTCAGGGTTAGTAAATCCGTATGGGACCTTGGCGTAATCTGTCAGATTTTTAGATATCTGCTCAATAGCCTCGCGTTGTCTGCCGGCGTCCATGTTATTAAAGTCTTCTAGGAATTGTGTCGGTGTCCTGCCACCGTAATTTATCATGGGCGATTGTCCGTATTCGCCCAAGGCAGCGTCAGCGGTTTTCTGGCGATACTGAACATTCTTTATCTTCTCGATGGTGTTTTTCAGCTGCTCGTCAGAGGTGATGCCTTGCTGTGCTTCATCGAGTAATTTCCGTTCGTTTGTCCAGTTACCGCGAGTATCATTAAGCAGCGTCGTTAATTCGTCTCGACGCTTTCGGTAGTCCTCAGAATTTAGGTTGTTGCGGCGTACCGCCTCATTCAGCTGCTGCATCTGCGGTGATTGCTGTGCTGGCTGCTGAAAAGGGGAGGGTTGCTGCGGATGTGGTAATTGTAGTTGCGACTGGTTATTTATCGAGAAATTTGGCTGCTTATCTTGCTGCTGCACTTTCGACTGGTTTTGTTCAATGTACTTTTTGGCGTTCTCATCGCCCAGTGCGGCATACTTTTTGGCTTTCTCTAGCTGCGATTCAATTGTCTCTACGAAGTTTGGCTGAAACATTGGCGTTTTGGGCTTCTCTGGCGAGAAGTTTTGCTGCTGCTCCTGCTGGCGCGGCTGCTGAATAGTAGACAGGCGTGTTGCATCAAACCCCTGAAACTGCTTTGGCTGGCTTAGCGGATTATCGTTGTGCTGCTGGATTGGCTCGCGGTGGTTTTGCTGTTCGCGGCGTTTTTCTTCTTCGTCGTCTCTCCATCCGAAGAAGCTGCGTATCATTTTTCCAAAGTCAAACATTGGTATTTAGCTCCTTTCGGCTATTAGAATTGGACATCGTCTGCGGAACGCCGTGGACGCATAAAGTAGCTGTCGTCATCGTCAGAGCGTCGGCCAAGAACTGATTCTGTTGCTTGTCCTGCACTCAGGCTAGGCGAGTTAATATTCGAGCTATCTACTGTGCCTTGAGTGATATTCTTCGCCTGGTATTCCGGAACACTTGCCAGTGACGCTTGCGGAGCAGTGATATTTTGGTAGGTCTGTACGATTTGACCTAGCCGTCCGTTGATAGCTCTATCGACGTCCTGAATTTGGGCTGTCGATATTGCACCCGCTTGAGCGAGAGCTTGGGCGCGCTGGTTGTCGTTCATGTTCATCTTGTTGAGGATTTCGTTGCGCTGCTCGTTGAAGGTGTCGTGGATTTCTTGGTACTTGCTCTGGCGGAAGTCATTCAGCTTGCGTACTTCGTCTTCCAGCTTCCTCTGTACTTGTTGACGGTTGACTTCAATGTCGGTCTTCTGCTCGTTCAGGTCGTCTAGCATCTTGCCTTGTTCGCTGTTCTGCAGGTCGGCCACGCCAACGCCCAGCATACCGATAGCGCTTGAGTTGCCGCCGCCCAGCATACCGATGTTGTTTGATTCGCCCTGCAGAGTGTTGCGGACCATCTCGCCTAGCGACTGTTTACCGCGTGCATAGCTTTTTTCTAGTTTCTGATCTTGTCGGTCGAGGTTCTGGAAGGCGCTGTCGCGTTCGCCCTTCAATGAATTAATGGATGTGTCTACCTGCCTGTCGACAGCCGCTCGTGCTGCGTTGCGTCGCGGGTCGATAGAGCCGAGCATATCGTTGTAGTAGCGGTTATTCTGTGCCCACTGTTTGTCGATGGCTTGTCGCTGCACTGCTGACATACCGCCTCCGCTACCTCCGCCGCCTCTGCTATAGCCCCAGCCACCAGTACCATTCTGCTGTTGAGGAGTATTTCCGCGATTATTATTCTGCCAGGATTGGTACTGTCGATGCAGTCCGTCTACGTACTGCTGAACTTTGCCAGCTTGTCCTTTGTCGTAGCTGATCATTTTTGTATCGGCGCCGTTGTTATTGACCTTGTTCCAGTCAATCCTGCCGTCGTTGCCGGTGTAGGCAAGTGCGTAAGGATCGTGTACTGCCAACCATCCGCGGAAGTCTGGGTTTCCTTGATATTCTGCCATAAAAATAGCCCTTTCTTGCGCTTCGCAAAAGGGCTGTTGTTTCGCTTGGACTGTCCAGTTGCGAAGACACACTTAATACAAGTTTGTCTTTCGCCTCTGGAGTCCTGATGTCCGCCGTACGACCGGTCGTCCAAAGCCGTTGCCGAGCTTGCGGCTCACGGAGCGGTGTTTCTCGTGGTTTAATACAGGAAATACCGCATGCTTATTTATAAGTTATCATGCGTTTTTTCAAATCATCAATATTTTGACAAAATTTGTGTAACTTTTTCGATTCTAGTTTGTCGGGCTATAGAAATGTTCGACAAAATACCACTTACCCCACTCGCCGTGATCGTTTCTAGTGCACTTGCCGAAGCCGGTTAGCGTATATCGGGGGTCGAGGATAGCCTTAGCGTGCGGCTCGCTTTTCATCCAGCCGCGATCGCCATTGAATACCGTTCGCTCATCTAACCTGTCTCCATTAACATCATCCGCACCCTTATCAGAGCCGTAGGTGATATTTAGGTTCTCGCTATAATATCCGTAGACATTGTTTAGATTTCTCATAGCAATCTCATAGCCCTCCAACTTTGTCGTTGGGTTTTGATGATCGTAATAGTTATTAGTAGCCATGTCATCGCACTTTTCTTGCGCAGACTTGTTTAGTGCTGGGCTGAGTTGCATCGGTGCGATGCCATGCTCGGCGCGTATCTTGTTGACTTCAGCTAGCATTGTCTCTGGCGTGATGTCATAGACAGTGTGCTTGCTATGCGAAGCAGACTTATTCTGGCTCTGATTTTTGACTGGAGTTCGTCCTTGCAAGTCTCTCAGCTCCTGTATCTTATAGTCCAGGGTGGCTTCAGTGTTTTTCCTATCAGATTCTAACTTGTTATGGTATAGAATAGGGTATGCTGTGTGACAGAATAAAAAACCGATAAAAAAACAAACAACACCGACGATAGCTACGTCGATGAGGCACTTTTTTCTAGTGACCATCGTGTCATTTTTTTCTTTTTTACCACCTTTTTTCATGGCGTCATTATAGCAAATATGGTATGATTTGTCCATATGAAGAGGTCAATTGAGTGGATAAAGGATAACTCCTTGATGTTATTCTGCTTATTATTTAGTATTTATTGTGCTATGATAAACCACCGCCCAGATTTGTATAATGTTATTAGCGCTGGGCTTCTAGCCTCACTCCTCACGTTTATGTTTTTTATCGCCGAGGAGGCTCAAGCTATGAGGAAAGATAGTATGCTTGTCGCTACGGTGGGTCTTTGGTTAGCTGTTGGTGTTATAGTAGGAAGATATTTTTCATGACAAAGACACCCTTGCGAGTCGGGGTGTCTTTACCGTTCTCCGTAGCGTCCAGTAGATTGCATGTCATACCTGCGCTATCAGTGGAGGTTTTATGTTTTGTGTGTATTTTTTGGTTTGTCTTAGTTTTTGTTAAACCTTCAGCTCGGCCGCTGGGGTAGAGACCTGGTTGTTTGCACGGAGCAGATCTGCTTCGTACTCCAGGTTAGTCTCTTCAATGCGGTACAGCTCGTCGGCGATTTCTTTCGGGACCGTCAGATCTTTGCCTGCTGGATAGCCCTTGCCGTTAATCATCACCGTACGTCGCAGCTTGACGTGGACATACACTGGTTTTGTGTCTGGCTCGTGCTGTGCGTCTTTTGGTTCTGATTCTACTGGATTATGCAAAAACTCCCGCGGGTCGCTTAGCGGCACTGATGTAGGCTCCGCTGCTGGTTGCGTCTCTGGCGTCGGTACTGGCGCTGGCGAGACGGTCGGTGTTGTGTCCGGTGCTGCTTGCGCGGTATACTCAGCCTGCGGCGTGCGGGGCTGGGGAGTCGGCACATTGGTCATAGTAGGACCTAGAGTGTTTGGTGCGTTACCTTCCATGATTATCCTTTCATGGTGTGGGCGGCGGACTGTATAAGCTACCGCCCGGTTAGTTTAGTATAGAGAGCCGGATTCCAAACGACACATAAAGTTGTTGTTTAGAATGGCAGCCTTGGCGGCAAACTTCCAACCAAGCGTCATCTTCTGATGAAGTGGGTCGGACACGCCGCCTGGACCTTCCTTGTACACCTTCAGGTGCTGCAGGTCGGTGTTGCTGTAGGCGTCTTCACCAAAGAGCAAGCTAATGTGCACTTTCGCGTTTGATGCACCCTTGTCAGTGATTAGGTTATTACTTCGAACAACCGTTACACCAGCAAACGAGACTAATTCGCCCTTGTATAGCTCGTTGGATTTCTCCTTCGATGCTTGGCGGTAAACCGTCTGGCGGAATGCCTCGTCATCCATCAAGTCTTGCTCGACGGCTGGATCGACAACTAGGACATAGTTGCCGTCCTTAAAGGTTGGTGCGCCTGCGGTGCGCAAGCGAGAAACCTCTTTTCGAACATCTGCCCAGGTCAGCTTGTCTGCGTCAGCTAGCAAGTTGCGTGCGGTCTTTGAATTAGCGTAGCGTACAGCAGTACCGGCGATGATGACCTTGTTGATAGCATGGTCATAGCTTTTCGATGACTGCTCGCTGAGCTTCTTCAGAGCGTTTTGAACAGATGAGTGTTTTGGTGTTAATTTTGCGAGGTCAGTAAGCGTCACAAAGTCGCCATACTGGTCAACAACCGCATTGATAGCAGAAGTTGTCAGCTGGCTGCCGGCTGGGGCTTGCCCCTCCGTCAGAGGGTTGGTAACGATATCCAAGTCCGAGTAACGGGTAAATTGGATCGTCTTGCTTGATGCCTCTGGTAATGTTTCTTTGTGACCGAACTGGTCAAGCACAGTCTGAAACTCCGCTCCGCGAAGGACTTTCTTCGCAAAGTAGGTTTGCAGATCGTGCTGAAGCTGCGCAGTAGTAGTGTCAGCCATGTTAAACAGCCCTTTCTGTAACCACTACCACCCAAATGGATTACGATAAACTAATGTTTCCGATCCTTGCCTCTAGTTCCTCTATAGAATCTCCGCCGCCACCTGAGCCTGCTGCCGACGAAAACATGCCAGAGCTTTGTCCGTTCAGGTTCTGTAGGCTTTGCTGGGCACGCTCGCGCTCGGCTTGCGCTACAGACATGATAGGCTCTAAGTACTCATCGGCTAGCTTCCGAATCGATAGCTTCTTAAGAGCTCCGACGTTCCTTGCTAAAATGTGCGGCTCAATACGTCCTCGGACATAGCTGTCAACCGCCTTAGCTAAGGTTTCGTTGTAGCAGTTCGGATCCGTTGGATCTAACGAAGCATTGTTTGGGTCAAGCATAGGATATGCTTTTAGTATTTCTGCCTCTTCGCGGTCAAAGCGCGACGCCACCTGTTCACCGTCCAAGCGTTCCTGCATTGCCTCTACTGCAGTATTGGCAGCTTGCTGGGCTTGTTTTTGGTTATAGTCCATGATGTCGCTGGCGCTGTAATTACCATCTTCATCAGGAGTAGGGGGCTTAAGCTGGTCTTGCTGGTTTTTTCGTGCCATTTCCTGCTTAAGAGACTCGATATACTCGTCCTTCTCGTGCAATTGGCTGGTCAATGCAGCGAAACGCTGATTGAGGCGCGATTGCTTGTCTGGACGCCCGTTTTGTGTATCTATACCGACTTCTGCTTCAGCTTTGGAATCACCATTGGACTGCTGTTGACCGTCGCCATCAGCACCCTCCGCACCAGTCGCTGTTGTTTCGTTCGTAGTTTGATTCTCACCAGCCGGCGTCTCTGGTGTGGCGGTTGCTTCTCCGCCGTCTGTTAGCGCCATATTTTCTACCGCCTCGACCTGTTCGGCCGATAGTCCGGTATCGCTAGAAGTAGACATGCTACATCCTTTCGTTTAATTTAGCCAAGACACTTACGCAGTCCGCGGCGGGAGATACGCTCCGTTTCCGGCTAGTAGGGTGGTAAAAGACCAGCCGGAAACGCAACCTACCTCAGAATCTCTTCTCAACGATAGGCATTCCTCTCTCGTCAGTTTTGCCAGTATAGAAAGTCCCCGGCGGCAAAAATATACCGTGTTCATTCTGGCAACTTATGCACCTTAGGCTTGTGCCGTTTTGCCGCCATTCGCTGTCTGGTTTGTGCTGTGGCGCGATACTACTCATATCCAGTTCAGCATAATGCGGTTTTTCGACTAGCTCTGACTCCGTGTTTGACGTCTCATACGGGTTAGGATTGCTGTTCATCTTCAGCCTCCTTGGTCATTACTTCAACAGCTAATACCGCACCCTCAATTCTCTCGATATACTTCTCGATCCATTGCGCCATTAGCAGTCTAGACCGCACCTCTTTACCAACTTTTTCATCAGAATCATTAGGACCAAACTCTAGGTCTCTGTGGAGCCTCAGATTTAACGCGTCCTGCTTCATCTGCTCCTTGATGCGCGGCCAGCCCGGGATTGAAGCAATGTCGGCTACCTCGGCACGCTGGCGAGCTTCTGCCACTTTTGCCTCTAGGCTTAGCTCCTCGGCCACTGGTGTGAGTGGCAGGGAATTGATATCACTGTCTAAAATATTTTCCATATTATGCCGCCTCCATCGGCTGAAGTTGTTGGACTTCTTGGGCTTGCTGCATTTCCTGCGGTGCTTGCGGCTGCTCCTCGACTTGTCCTTGAAGCTGCTGTTGAAGCATACTCATCATTTGAGGATCATTGAGCATCTCTGGGGTAAATGGCTTCGTCTTGTCGTTTTCCTGAGTGTACGGGTCAAAGATTTTGTCTTTGTTTTTGATGCCGCTAGCTGCGATAAGCTGGTCAAGTAGCTCTGTTCTGTTGACCTTGCGTCCATCTTCTTGCGCACCGTCCATTAGCCACGCACCAGCCTGAGATGACAGTAGCTCAACGAGATTGTAGACGCGCTCATACTCATCTTTCTGGTCATTGGCAGCGGTCGTGCCAGCATCTATTCGATACATCCACTTACCAGACAGCTTGGTGTGGTCAATCTTCATTTCGGCTGTACCGTGGGCATTAATGTACTCAATCATACCGTTTTCGCCAGTCTCTGGGTCGGTACCTATTCGGTAACTCTTGGCTGAATCGAAGATATCTAGCAGATCCTTGTGTCCAGATTTGATGATATCCAGGATCTCGTCGTCAAAGACATGAAACTTTATCGGAACAGATTGTTTGGTGCCAATTAGGTTTATCATGCCATCGACCAGTTCCTCGTAAGCTTCCTCAAACATATTTCTATCCCACTGGTCGCGGGCGTTCTCGCGCTTTTCAAGTTTGCTCAGGGCTTCTGGTGTTCGACCAAAGCCCGGCAGACCGTCGCTTGCGGATATCGTGGTGTCAGTTGTACCGTTCTGATTGAGCAACGCACCCTTCAGGAACTGATAGGTTGCTTGGAACTCATTTGATGGGCTAGCGCCTGGATTGACGAAGCCAAAGTCAGATTGTCCATTAGCAGTACGGATTTTGCCGCCTGGCTCGTAACGCATTAGAGATGGATCAACAGCATCGCCCTTATACCACATTGGCGGGAATATCTTGAACTTGGAGAAGTCGAGATTTAGGTTTACGGTCGTGTCGATTGCTCGCTGTAATGAAGCGCCACGCTCAACATCGCCCATGCCCCACAGCGAGTCAATCAATGGGATAGCGTACTTAAATACAACAGGTATACGTCCAGATTCGTGCGGATTCTTAATGTTTCGAACGACAATATTCTCAAAGTCTGGCGCGAACGTAATCCAGTGTCCATTCTTGCCGCGCTCATATCGAGTAACCAGAGTAATTTGCCCTTGATGTAGGGTCGCCGCTTCGCCGCGTTCCTGTTGCAGGTTAGTAGTCGTTTCCTTGGTGTCTGATGGCTGATGTTTCTCAGTTACTTTATTGAGGATAGTCTGGACAGCAGCTCTGTTCCAGTCCTTAAACTTCATACGGCTTTGCAGATAGCGTTTGCTATGGTGGGTAACGATATAGACAGCGTCGCAATCATTCAAACTAGTATTACCAACCTGCGGGAAGCATTCCGTCGGATTTATCACTCTAAAGTCAGGACCGACATAATCCTCGTCAACTCGGTAATCGTACTGAACTGGCATAGCACCGTAGACGAGGGAGTAATAATCCCACATACGGAGCTTCGTCATGAATGACCACTGGCTTTTAGCGTTAGGAATAACGTATTTAGTCCATACTAAATCCATCAGCATTGCCTTACCTTGGTCGCGCCTGCTTAGCGAACGGATACGTCCAGTCGGTAACTGTGCTACCACGCGAGAGGATCGTTCTAATATCAGCGAGCTTAGGCTGCCTTCGCGAACACGAGACTTAAAGCCTTTCTCGGTGGATAATTTAGCATAGGCAATATCGAGCAGAGCGCGCCACAACTCGTGCGTGTGGATCATGTTTGTTCTTGCTTCTTGATAGTCTTTACCTAAATCGCTTGCTTTCATAGTTTTTTCCAAAATAAAAAGCCCCCAGATTTCTCTGCGAGCCTCCTGCGGACCTTCCCGCTAGTAGCTATTACATAATTACCATATCATGAGCTTTTTGGATTCTCAAACATTTTTACGAAAAATGTTATAATTATTACTAATATGAGTGATAAAGAGTATCAAGAGATATCGATATACCTAGATGATTCTGGCGTTTTCTCTCTTAATTCTGGGCATGATTATTTTATATACGCTGGATATCTGTTCTTGGATAACCACGAGCGTATCACAGCAAGAGAGAGGTTCAAAACGATGTCTCAAGAGATAAAATCCAGTCTCGGTATGTCGATGGGATCGGAGTTAAAAGCGGCTGGCTTAGAGATTAAATACAAGAGAAGTCTGTATAATTGCGTCAAGTCATTCAATAGCCTTAGTGCTACAGTGAAGCTGCCTGACGTCAATGAATCTATTATGGCAAACAAGCTATCAATTCATCGCTACAAGGATTATGTCTTAAAGAGAATGATAAAGTCTAAACTAGAGACACTAATTGCGTCTGGTAAAATTGATGCAGACAAGCCAGTTTCTCTGCGAGTCTACATTGACCAGCAGCATACATCAACCAACGGATATTATAAACTCTCAGATAGTATTCGAGAGGAGCTAATACACGGAATTCGTAATTTTGATTACGGTATGTTTTACCCTCCGATATTGTTTGCCGACTTCAAAATTGACATAAAGTTTTGCGATTCATCCCTAGATTATCTGGTTCAGGCAAGTGACATTCTAGCTAATCGCTTATGGTATGGCAGGAACTTCAATCGTCCGAAGCTCTATACTAATATCCCATATCATAATGATATTTTATTGCCATAATGCTTGCGCCATTGCGCTTAGCATGGTAGTATAGTGTTACAGACGTAAGTACTGTTGCACAGCCATAAGCGATCAAATTGATTAAGCGTATTGTAAATACGTCGCCTGGTTGGGATAACCCTTCTGATTCAGAAGGGTTATTTTTGTCGCTAATTTATTTGGCAAGTTTAGCCATAACCTTTTCAAGTATGGTACGCGCCTTAAAATACAGCTCATATTTTGCCTCATCTGGCGCGCTAGATAGGTCGAGTAGCAAATCCATGCCGCACAGTTCGCCAATTTTTGGCGTGGAGTTTTTGCCTTTGGAACTGCTTAGCTTGGCAATAGCAGTGTTATCTAGTTTGCTCGCTAAATCTAAAGTTGTAGTGATTCGGGCGACCTCATCTGGAGTGGGGAGGCTTGTTATGGTTTTTTTCACTTCAATGTCCTTTCTTAATGATTTACTAGATTCTGGGTCATATCTCACATCCACAAAAGACATGTCCCTAATGAGGCGCGTCATTTCGTAGTTTCGCATGCTATCGTCTCGGATAAGGCTTATAGCGTGCCTGCGCACTTCTTCAAGCTCACAAATGTCTCTCGCATGCTTAGTACAGAAATGCTTATAGCCAGAGTGTTTGCTGTATGCTATCCACTTATGACATTTGTCGCACCGGATGGATGGTTTCGATTCACTCTTCGTCATTTCTTTTGCTCATTTCTTCTTCCGTTAGGTAGACGATTTTTGCTTTATATAACAAAATCTTATTATCATAACGATTTATTCTCCACTCAAGAAGTTGTAGGGTACTGTAGTCCCAGCGACCCTCTATAGCGATACGATTATAAGTATTCATCGCATAATTAAGCCAAACTCTATTTCGTTTGATTCGCCACCTCAGCCACTCGATTTTTTTCTGGCATATAAAGCTAGATATTTTCATCATCTACTCCTTTCACAAAAAACAGCCACCGCGTCATTCCAGATTTATCACCGAAAGCTGGTTTTTGAGGTAATATCTTTAGTAGTTCGGTGGTTTTGATGTCACGTTCGCTCCACTTCATAGCGACAATGCAGCCAGGCTTTACGACACGTAGACACTCGCTCAAGCCTTTGCTTAAGGTTTCTTGCCAGGTGTCTTTGTCTAATTTGCCGTACTTTTTAGCGAGCCAACTGTTCTTGCCGCAGTTGATGAGGTGGGGCGGATCGAAGACGACAAAATTAAAGCATTCGTCAGGAAACTTCATGTCGGTAAAATCTATGACTAGGTCTGGGTTGATTTCTAGCGTCCTAATCTTGTCCCTGTCTTTCATTTCGACAGTTTCGCGGCGACGATCTATATACAGAATGTTTGGGTGATCTTTGTCGAAATAAAACATGCGGCCGCCGCAGCAAGCGTCAAGTATGGTTGTTGGGGTAGTTTTCATTTCTCCTCCAACAATTCAGGATTTTCGTGGATATTGCTCACGACTTCAATTTTTTTACGTAATTCAACATTGCCTAGTACTGGGTAACGCGGCGAATTGTATCGTGGCTCAAGACCAAATCCACTGCGAATCCACTTCACTCGGTAGATCTCGCCATCTCCCTCAACTTTTACGATGTCGCCCTCATAAATCTCTATGCCGTTCTTATCCTTTAAGCCAGTGTATTGCTCGATAACAAACCATGGCGACAAACTGCCCGGCGGTTGTACTGCTCTGCTATGCTTACCGTCCACGTTAAACGCTGTTATGAAGCCGTCGGCTCTAATAGAAACGTCATCAGGATTAAGATATTTATTTTGGCGGTTGTCCCAAGCTCTGAATTCAATATCACGCATCTCTCAAAACTCCATAATGGTTACTTGGTATTTCATTGTCGCCAGCTAGAATGAGTAGGTGAATAACATCTTTCAGCTCTCGGTTGTCGTGAGCGCTACGAATGCATGTCGTTGGATTCTCGTAATGATGGTCGTTCTCGTTGATATGATGCTCGGCGGCTTTGCCAGTAAAGTACATGACCGCGCCATAGTCTTTGCCGGCTTTGTTATTATCTAGGATCGTCCACACCGGCATGCTAGTGTATCGATTGTCTTGATTGACCAGCTCGTCACTCAGGGCTTTAATGCGCCACAGTAGGGCTTCTTCAGCTGGATTTTCTGCTATGATTTTCATTGACATCTCCTTTATCTATGTCTACAAAATTAGTGGTTTAATTTTGCTCTTCGAATATTCAGCTCGACGCAGCGTCGTGAGCTAACTTCAATCTCGCCGCTAGTGAGCATATCCAATAGCTCTAGACACTGCTCATCGGTCTCTGCACCAATGTTAAAAATTAGGTTGCTAGGACCGCGTATACCAAGCTCCCAGTCGATGATTGTGTACAGTACGGTTTTGCTGATATTGAACGGCTTGGTCAAAATTGCAAACGCTGTATTAGACGCTCTAACCGTGTAGCCTTGTCTTTCTGATTCAAACCATATCTTAGTACCGACTGGTACAACTCTATGGCTGTAAACATCGCCTAACTCTCTAACCATCTCCGTCTAGCCTCACATTCTCTTTAGGCAGTAAATGAGATAGCCGTTTTATCGTCTCGCTCATGATTTTATTTCTGAGTTTGCGGCAGCCAGATTCATGAGCCCCAGTTGCTAGGTGTCCGCATTCGCAGAAAAGGCCATGAGCATCTGACAACTCTCGCTCTACTTGGGCATGAGTTTTTACCCATTCATACAAATGGTTTTTTTGTAAGTAATCTATCTTTTCTAGTTTTTTCATATTTCTTTTCCACCCTTAAAGCATTTTCCGCCGCCATAATTACCCTGAAGCGATTCACAGCGAGACTTTTGTGCATCAAGGTGAGAATCTTGCGCGTCAAGTCCACCTCGAACGCTTATTGTTGCTGTTATTGACCAAGCAGTAGCAGACACAAAAATACAAATAATAACTATCCCAATGACAAAATTCCAGAACTTTTCTAGGGCTGAGCAATATGAGTAAGACTCCATTCTATTTTTCCTCCTTTGCGGCATAGAATCCAAACGTGTTAATGAAAAATAGTATTAGATAGAATATTGATCCGGTGTACTGCTTTTCGATAGCAGCAAATATCATTGAGGCTGCACCAGATATCATACCGATGATACAGATTGTCATGAATATTTTACGTTTCATTATTGAGTCTCCTAGGAAAAGATTAATATCAAATTACCATTGTTTAATTTATAGGGCACGACTCTAGCATCTCTGTCGTTCCAACTGATAGCCCTTCTGGATTCTAGCCACCCAATCAAACCGGCTATTCTGTCACCTTCGTAGTTTCTATTCATAAGTGCACCCAAGAGAACTCGTCGGTCTCTCGCGTCCCGCCACTCCTTTACTCGTGTGTTTTCGTAGAAAGATTCAAGCTTCTCCTCTCTATACTTATGAGTGTCGAGGATAGCTTCTATTAACACATCCAATTTTTTAACAACAACTTTAACTAAACCATCGGGACGCTCAATATAAATCGGACATTTCTCTAAGTCGTAATACAGGCTGCAAGCCGATTCTATGTCTTTGCTGTATAACTTATAACTATCCTCCGCTCCCTCTATATATACAAGTACTTCACCTTTCATATCGTGTCCTTTCTATTAGCTAATTTTTACCTCATCTTTAATAACCGGCGTACCCAGCTGAACTCTGAGTCTCGGGTTATTCCTGATGTCCATATTGCACATCGGATAGGTTTCTCGACGAGTGATTTTAATGGTTTTATGAAACTCTACTCGTTTTACAAAATATTTTATGGGGAATATATCGCAAAACCACATAGGCATATAGTTGTGCTTGAAATGTTGCCACGGGCCTTTCGGGAAGTGGTATGTTTGAACATCTGATACTTCGTACGAATCCTCGCATAACTTGGTAGACAACACTTCAGAAGAGAGGGTAATTACTAAATCGTCAACGATATCACGGCGTTCTCGCAACTCCATGTTTCGCAGCATATACTTGCCAAGACGACGCTCCAGGACTACTCGAGAACTCTCCAGCAGTACACTGTGAATAGTAAACAATTCTTGTGAATTTGAATCCTTCACTTAGTTGTCCTCCACGCCAAGGTAGATTAGCCATTCTTTCTTATGATTTTTGATGGATTTTTTAATGCTGTCATATGTGTCGAAGTAAATAGCTGAAGGATATTGCAGAAAGGCAGTCGCCTCAATCAACAACTCTTTATCATTATGGTTGTAATAA